CCATTAATAAGATCATTATACGCTCCGTCAAATCGGTTGGCGATATCCAGAAGTTTCTTGCTACTAGCCATGTTAATCCCCTTTCTTGGCAAGACGCTCCTCAGCTCGATTATACTTATACCTAATTGTCTCCTCATCAGCAGACAAATTAAGAATACGAGCAGCATTGATTACATCCGCAAATTCCTCATTAAGACTCTTAAGAGCCTCTGTGGAACTCACAGGAGTCGGATTTTCACCACGTTCAATGCGAGCCAATTTCAGAGCAGCTTTAGCCAATTCCACGGATTCCTCGGCAAGCATCTCATACGCAGCAGGTTCACCAATTGCCTCTTTAATATCAATCACGTCGAAGAACCCTCCGTAGTCGTCAGGTTTGCATCGGTGTCAACTTTAAAGAGTACACTAGCCTGTTTAGCAAGATCTTCAATAGGAATGTTCAACTCAAGGCGGTAAACATCTTTATCGGAGCTGGACGTATCAATCTTGAGTGTGCCATCTCCAGTGTAACTAGACGTGCTAACCCCGAGCATAACACCAAGGAACGTATCAATAGCAGTAATCGCGCCAACTACTTCAGTTGCATTAGGCAAACTAAGCACCTGAGCAAGGGCATAATACAAAGTGCCAGCAGCAGGCAAGCCATATTGAGCAACCCACTTCAGCTTATCATAAGTACCGTTACTCATAGTCATAAGATTTTACCCCCTATTTTGAATTTTTTAATTTCGGATCTCCAATTTCTTTACGTCGTTAATAATTTTCTCGGCAGTGCCATTTCCGCCAAGTGCCTTATACGGTTTGTATAAGTAGTCTACCAGATTCTCGTATTCGTCTTTGGTAATCCAGCCCCTTGCAATATACTGAGAACCAAGATAACAAATGCGATCATGCCCTAGGCCTTTGAGCATGAGTTTACTTGCGTCTTTCTTTTCGTACCTACTTTGAAAGTATGCCCAGAATCCCGATGAAGCCACAACTGAACATACTACCGTAACGAGTAACTGAAGCCAGGAACTCATTTGGTCTTCCTCCTATATAAAAATAAAACTCGTGGACTAAAGATAAGCTAGATAAAAGACTTAAGTTGGCCCACGAGCTTATTAAATTTCAGATGTGTGGCAAATATATTCTTATGCAGGAATTTCTCCGATCAGTTTTGTTAAATCGGCTTTAAGCTTCTTTCTAACTTCCGGATCAGCAGACATACCAAACTCTTTGATCCAAGTCATATGCTTTTCTACATCGTCATCATAATGATGTTCTGCATCTTTTTCGGTCATAGCATGGATAAGAGTTTTATAGTAGCACGCTTTAGTATGTTTCTCCTCTGCTTCCGCAAGGTCTTTAATCATATCAATGACTTGACCTGCTTCCGTAGCGTCAACATTCTCAGCGCCTTCAGAAAGTTCTGCTTTCATCAGATTTGTTAGAGTGTGCTTCATTTCGCAAATATCATCGCACCAATCCATTTAACTATCCACCTCCGTAACAACGAGAGTAGGATAGGCTCCAACGACCAGCGATGTTGCACCACTATTGATGACTGTGACACGATCAAAATCACAGCAGCAATTAGCGATACCCAGTGTCTTAGAGACATTATTAAGGGTATTAACAGCACCAGGGGTGGAAATCATTGCTCCCTCAGGTAATGCGGTGCCTCCGAGCGCGATGGACAACTGAACAGATGCACCTGCAGTCGTAGGATTCGTAATATTACCACTAAAAGAGATAATATAACGACCATTCTGACGCATCTTTACAGAGTTAGTCAGACGACTACAGCATGTATCACAACCAGTCGAGGTTACAATCGTGTTGAATACAACCGGTTGACCAGGCAATACAGTCTGAGAAGCATTATTGGTAAGTTCGGTCATTACAGGTCACCTCCAGGTAAGATTCTCAGAACAAATTAAGCGCAGTTACCGCAGCAGCTGTTCTGATTGTTCTGGAATTGACCAGGGAAGCCGTAAAGACCCGTGTTAGGGTTGGGCATAATATAAGCGGGCACAGACTGAGGACGAATCTGACTAATGAGATACTGGTTCTGAGCGCACTGAGAAGCAGAAAGATTAAGGGCCGCAATCTGATTCTCCTGCTTACGAATAGTGTCATTCTTAGCCTCAATCTGGAAGTTAACAAACTCATCATGCAGGTGACGGTAGTTGTCGTTGCAGTTCTGCATGATGTTCTGACCAACTTGGTTAATGGCGTTAGTTACTGCACAAGTGTCTGTACTCATGTCATAACGCACCTGGGCGATAGCCTCGCGAGTATTGCAGCAGCAGTTGTTAATAGCGCTCTCAAGGGTGTTAGCATTCTGCATGTTATTGATCTGACCCTGCTGAATAGCGCTCTGAATGTTGTAACCAGTCTGCATAACGTTCTGGTTAATGCCATTCATCTGTGCGAGCTGGTCATAACCAAGGCTGCACACACCACTATTCAGACCGTCGAGCTTGCTAATAACAGTCTGCGTATCAAAACCTCGCTGAATATCCGCCTGGGTACTATAATTAGCCATAGCGTTATTGCCACCATTACCATAGCCATTACCACCCCATCCGCCAAACAGAGCGAACAGGATAATCAATACCCACCAGCCATTTCCGTTACCCCAGCCATCAGCAGAATTACCACGGGTTGCGGCAGCGATATCGGACAGACTCGGACTAGATGCATTGAACATAAGTACTACCTCCTAGGAAAGTGCCAGAGAAAAAGGTTACGATGCGAATGAAATGTCTAAAAGTTCCCCTATTTTGAGGATAAACAATTAGAATGGAATATTAAAGAATTGTTTGGCTTGTTGGATGCCATCTTCTTTACTTACTCCGTATGTGTTGCAGAGGTTTGTAGCGATTTGCTCCCCTCTTGCAGAATCTCCGTTGAGAATAACATTTACAAGATCCTTATTACGAGGATTATTCGCAATATTAGGATTATTACGAATCATATTTGCTGCAAATTGCATGATAGGATCATTCATCGCTCTTTACCTCCTTAACAGGTTGCTCCGGTGCATTACGATGGTTGTTGTATTTGTTCCTGGAACCCAGCATTTTCTTAATGTCATTGAGTTGCTTCAGAATATCTTCATTAGATACTTCCGGCTTAGACTCCTGTTTTGGTGTTTGCTCAGGAACATACTTTACAGTCGTAATTGTACCGTCAGAAGTCCATGCCTTGGCATAAATGCACGAATAATCAGACTGCATGAACAAACCGACGCTACCATTCATCGGCACATCATTAGGCGTAATCTCGTTATAATTGTTAATAATTTTGCCAGGAAGACCGGCCATTCTCAGATTCGTCTGCTGATATGCTGGAATTGCACTATTCATGGTAGGTTGATACATTCCATTCATCTGAAACGGATTCACAACCTGAGGCTGGAAATTCTGATTCGGCTGTTGCTGATATCCCTGCATCTGGCCGTTAAAACCGTTATTCGGCATATTATTTGCCATGATAAAGACTCCTTTGCTATGAAATTATTAAATTCTTAGTGCGGTTAGACGTGAGTTCGGGTACTTGTGCGGAGTTTGCTATTAACGTGGTCCAGAGATTAACTACTGCATTGGAAACACCTTCTTTCGTGAAATATTTTACTTAAGCTGTTCTACGCCAGCAATAAGCCACTATGTATGGGGGCATGTTATTGTGAGATCCCCCGCCACCGTTCATTGATGTTACGCCAGATTGGTCACCATAACCACTTTGTGCACAATTAAATGAACTCGAATTCCAAGACCCATATGGAGGCTGATGGCCAGCTTCTCCAGTGTAAAAGCTGCCACCATCAGAAGATGCATATTTATTAGTTCCAAGAGTGCCAGCGTTTACCCACAAATGGACAGTATGTGCATGACTTGGAATTTGTGAAGTTGTTAAAGTGACAGTCTCAGCACCACCAGTTTGGCCCACGACATACTTATCGCTTGCAGCAAAAACAAACCGATTAGTAATTCGCGTCCATGTTCCGCCAAATAGAATGGATGGATCTGTACCTTCTGAAGACCAATAATATGATCCGACAGGATGGGCAGCTAGTAAAATTTGCCTGATTAATGGCGATTCTAATGTCGGTATACTATCATCGTTATGTGTAATATCATCATCATGAGAGATAGTGTTAGTTTCAGATGAATATCTATATTCTGAGATATCAACGTCATCTGTAACATTTGCACTAACCTCTATAAGACTATCGGGAGCATAGTCATCATCATATATCCCCGATGATAATACCTGTCCATCAGATGATACGTTTAATGATATAACACTATTTCCAGAAGTAGCATCGGTCACTTCTATTACTTCCTGTCCGTCAACTAATGCATTTGGTTCGTTAGCCATTTATCTCACCCCGTAAATATTTAATGGAATTACATAATAATCAGACAAAGAATATTGACTGTCACCTCCTAGTTGAGTTTTTATATTGGAAGTATCAAATGAGATTTCATTTCCATAAAATTTACATTTTCGAAATGCTGAAAAAATAGAAGTACAAGAATCATCAATTGCAGGGTCTACATAGCCAATATCTTTTATATCGACCTCTTTAGAAGAATCGTAAGATTCGTAGTCAACAACTATTTTTGCTTTATTCGCAATGTTACTATTATAATCATATGTATTAGTACTCGCCTTGATGAATGGTCGGACGGATGAGCTATATCGGCTAAAAGCATATTCTATATCATTAGTAAAATAATGGTAATTGAGAGTGGTATCACCACTTATATCGATTGATATTTTTTTTTCGCCATCAAATAAGTATAGTGTTAATACCACACCACTAATACCAGAACTACTTTTAATGGTTACTGACCCTTTCATAGTAGTCGTTGGATATAGTACATGATACTCAGGCATGCCGGGATAGATGGTACTACTTTTGTTCACATTTTTGGAAGCGATAGTATTTCCATCTTCATATGCTATATCATTTTCATATTCATCAAACCAAAAATATTGCTGCACATTGCCAGCAGATGAAACTGATTCAGAATCGTAACACTTAGTACAAATATTCACATCGTACACAACGCTTATCACGGTAAATACTCTATACTTTATTTCTCCATATAATAAATAATATCCAAAATACTCTGACGGTATATTAAAAATATAATACATTTTATCCAGTTTTGAATTTTTATCATATCTACTAGAGTTGAACGATGAATATATGCTATATGCAATATCATAATTAATATGCACTTCTGGGGTATATTCACAATAAATTGCTACGTTCGAGGCGTTCGACGGGATCTGATACAGGTCTAATGTATCTAAATTATAATACTTTCTAGGATATGGAACTGTAATAAGTGAAGTATTACTGCGATCCAAATATGAAATGACTGTCCCGTTATTAATATCAGACCCATTTTCTTGAACATATCCAGCACACTCAATCGCCAATCTAGAAAAGTCATTAAGATTTTTAAATCTTAAAGTCTGAGCTGGGAATGCGGAATTCGGAAATGCATTGGACCAGATAAGTTTGTTTGTTTCACCGATCTTAATCTTATCGACAGTGATAGAATCAGCGGCAATCTTATCCGCCGTAATTGCTTTTGATGCAATCTTGTCTGCAACAATAGATCCAGTAATAATCTTATTACCGTCGATATACGTAACAGATGAGTCTTTCTCGGATGCTAAGATTAATCTCGGAGCGCCAATGAAAACCATTACCTCATTTGAACCCTCAATCTCGAAAGATACATACAGCTCCTCGGAAGCAGTGAATGTCATCTCTAGCAAAATCCAGCCATCCGATAAACCAACATTAAATTCTTTTGTAGTATCTTCTCCTTCGATCGATATGTCAAAGGTTACTGTACCCTCCGAATTTTCGGTTGCTTGTTCAGTGGCTAGAGCTTCCGCATAACAAGACAAAATATACTTCTCTCCAGCAACTGTATCGATGTCGCTTTGCCAAATGCTTATTTTCCGTTTTGTAGAGTCTGGGAATGTAAATTCAAAAATATTAAAGTTGTTATATTCCGCAAATTCACTAGACGTGCTGATAATGCATTCTGGTACTGTCGTGGAATCCTCATACTGAGTAATGCCCCAAGTACCTTCGCTCCAAATGCCTTTAGTTCCAAATTCTGTTAAGGTGTTCAAACCAGTAAGAACATTGGAATCTTTATTGATGATCTCCACAAGACCATTTATGCTAATCTTGTTAGCATCAATTGTAACTTCTTCGGCCGACTGGTTAATGGAAGAAATAATGCCATCTTTCGATACTTTGGTAGCAATACTATCGGCATTCTGAGTAATAGCACTTTCGGCTGCTTCAATACGAGTATCATATCCAGAAACGGTCGTCTTTACGTCACCGACTTCAATAGTAATACCATCAACAGTCTGGGTAAGAGTAGTATATTTATCACTAATTTCCCTGGTGTCATATGTGGACGGGCACCACTGAGTTGCAGTCTTACCTTGCTCCAATTTAACACCAGTAATCCATACTTCAAGTGTTTTATTTGCTGTAGACTTATCGTCAGTGAGATCCAAGGCGATATCCATGTCAATCGGATAAATCTCGATTTTATAACTGCTGTCTTCGATGACCGATGTAGTCTCGAATGTATAAGAAACATATTGCCAGTCAGTTGTCAGAGTGTTATTGCGATTAAGGTTCACCTCAGACTTATTTCTCGTATACTCTAATACATTAACTGTAGTTTCATCAGCAATATCAATCAAGTCATCAGTAGCTTTAATCCACATAGAGAGTGTGTAGTACGTATTAGGACTTAACGGTAACATATTCTGCATGAATTCGTCAGTAGGATCTATTCCATAGCCAAATGGAGTAACCCATATTGTATTAGACCAGCATTCGTCTGGGAAAGTTGAGTCATCAGTTTTGTTGATAAAATATACGTCATCACCGGCAATATATTTACCAGTGCCAGGATTATATCCGTATTTGTACATCCATGTACAATTTTTATTATTTGGCTCATCTTCGTCATTAAGTAATGGTTGAAAATCGGTACCCGTTAAAATATTCGGATTTGTCCCACTACTAATGCCCTCAACGGCAGTCTCAATATCAGTCTGCCAAACCTTAGAGCTAATCTGACCTTGTACGACACTCAATTCGGTTTCAAGAGTGGTTACTTTTTCAGTATTCTCACTAGCAGTCACATATGCCTCATAACCAACCTGACTCAGACTCTTGAACTCTCCGTTAACAAATTTATACATAGGATGCTCGGGGACAAGGTAGATAGCATATGTCGAATACAAAGTACCGAGGGCAATGTAAGTATACCCATCTTCTTCAGTAGGAATATCAGATGTGCATTTTACGACTGTATACATCTTACCGGAAACAGTACAAGCCAGATACGCAGTGGTGTATATTGTACCAGTCCAAGAGCTTCCAAAATTGTTTCTAAGAGTTCGACTAGGATAAGACAAATAGTTATTTGTACCAACGCCAGCAGCAGATATAGCAGATCCAGCATACAGAATAGGCTTAGAAATATCAAAAGTTACACCAGTCCCAAGATGGAAATAGCCGCTGCTATCGCCAACGATAAAATATCCGGAACTAATTGCAGTTTTGGCTTTAATATTGTTATTAAACCTAATTCGATCATATGTGTCACTATCTCTATAAGAGTCGACCCACCAACCTTCATAAGACGTAGATCCAATTAGATTAGATTTACGGTAAATGAGAGAAATAGGAGAACCCTGCGGATAATGAGTGGTTAAGCGAGCTGTACTGGATGTATAGCAATTCTTGGCTCCAGTTTTTGTTCCATCTGATAATGTAAGGTTAAGTGTAGCGTTTCCGGAACCCGCGTATGGCAGAAAATAAGTGATCTTTTGTCCATCTTTAAGTTCAGAGAAACTTGCAACGCCGGTCCATGAGCCAGTAGAAGCCGTCTGTGTACCAACAATAATCTCGACAGAGGAAAGTGCCTTATCTGCAGACTCTTGAGCAGAAGTAGCGGCATTCATAGCATTAGTAGCAGCCGTATTCGCATCATTGGCAGCGGTCAAAGCAGTACTAGCCGTACTATTAGCATCACTAGCAATACTATTTGCATCATTAGCGGTAGATAAAGCGGTCTGAGAATCCTTAATTGCCTTCTGTACCTCGTTGTCCGGAACGTTTACCCACTTATAGGTGCTATCCGTAGAGTCATACATAAAACGATACAAGAAACCTGCATTATCCCCACCATCAGAATCAACAATAAACAAGTCTCCAACATGCTTATCTCTCTCAGTATTGTCAGTCCAGTCACTTGCAGGGTAGTTATCAAGAGTAGGAACTGCCGAACCAGTGAAAGTGGCAATAGCCCCATCAATCTGATTTTGAAGATTATTGACGTCGGATGTAACAAGCTCTTTATAAGCTTCCAAATCAGCCTTACTAGTAGCGATTGCATTGGAAATAGATGTTTCAGTATCAGCGGGAGCAGGTGACCAAGCAGTAGCAACATTACCTCTCTCGGCTTTGTAGTTGCGCCAACGCATCTTACCAGCAGACACATAGTCCACACGGAATTCTACATTAAAATTAGTATGGCCTTCAGTTTCACTAGTAATATCACAAGTGTCACTAAACTTATATACACCATCTTCTGGAATACCTAAAAGTTTAAACAGCTGCTGATTAGAGAACGGGTTACCATTGATATACTGTTCGTCGACAGCGCCCTGCATACACATGAAGCTTGACCCACTAGAGCTCTCAGCAAAACCACTAAACTCAACTTCGAAACTGGTCGTGTACTGTTCCCCAGCTTTTGTGGCATCGGGAAGCGCAATCTTGTAGGGTGTTGTCCCTGTATACGCCTTATTGGGGGTCGGTTCCCACCAATCAGACCATTCGGAAGAAGTGCCTTTACAGAGGTTCGTTCCGCCAATCTGAATATTGTCAACGCTATTCTGAGCAGCTTCTGCTACAGCCTGGGCATTTGATACACTGGTAGTCACTTCTTTGTACGCAACACTGAGAGTCTTATCATCAACAGTAACATTTGCGCTATCAACTACGAGACTGCCGTCATCATTTAGTGCAGAGGCGACCGATCTAATATTGAGTTTAGAACCGTCAATGGCTGCATCATTTGCAACGTTAACATTCTTAATGGTACCACTGCCAATGCCTTCACCAGTGATGCCTGTAGGCTGCCACAGAAGAGTGCCATCTTTACTCCAAATATACATGGAGTAATCATCATCACCGTCTTTGCCAATCTGAATTCTGAGAATACCATTGGTATCACGAATCTGAATAGTAGATCCATCAATCAGCATATTCTCATCTTGATCAGAGGCAATCTTGACAATAGAGGTATAAATAGTGCCAGCCGTAATCTTATCTGCCGACAAATCTGCAATCATTGCATCGGTGATGGTCGCGTCTGCAATAACTACATTATCGGAAGATAAATGGATGGCTTGAAGTGTGCCAACGCCAGCTTGGCCGGAGAGCAGAGTTTCGATATTGCCAGTTGTAGCGTTTAGTGTGTCAATATCAGCATTAATAGCATTAAGATCATCAATATCAGCCTTAGTAGCTTCAAGGTTCTTAACTGTTTCATTTGTTGCATTAAGGTCAGTAATATCAGCCTTGCTAGCCTTGAGATCTTCAACTATTTCGTTAGTAGCATTAAGATCAGTAATATCAGCCTTATTAGCAGAAAGATTCTTAACCGTTTCATTTGTGGCGTTAAGATCCACAACATTCGCCTTGCCAGTTTGCAGCTCCGTAATGAGGGCACTGTCAGCAGTCAAAGCATTAGCTTCAAGGTTCTTAACAGTTTCATTTGTTGCATTAAGGTCAGTAATATCAGCCTTATTAGTCTGAAGAGAGGTAATAATTGCACTATCAGCAGTTAAAGCTTTAGCCTCTAGATTCTTAACCGTTTCATTTGTCGCATTAAGGTCAGTAATATCAGCCTTATTGACCTCAAGATTCTTAACCGTTTCATTTGTAGCGTTAAGGTCAGTTACATTAGCCTTATTAGTCTGAAGAGAGGTAATGACCGCACTATCAGCGGTTAAAGCTTTTGCTTCAAGGTTTTCAACGGCTTCATTAGTAGCGGTAAGATCAGTAATCGTGGCATAAGTAAGCTTCGCAAAATCAGCATCCAATTTACCGACCTTAAGAGTTTCCATATCATTCTTCAGAACCACAACATCGCTAGCTGCCTTATCTGCCGTAGCTGCTGCCGAACTAGCCGTTGAACTGGTCGCATTTTGACGGGAAGATACAGATGTCGAATCAGAGCCGATCTCATACTTAGTATTAGTCGGATTCTCCATATCAAGAGTGATTTTAGTACACTGATAGTTCTCGTCAATGCCATGGGGCTCTGACACTACATGCACCCAATCACAAAGATTGATAGTCTTAATATCTGGATTGAGAAGATGCAGATCTGCAGCGTTGATAGTGATGGTTATAGCTGCTTCAACAGACTTCTCAAGATCTGGTACTGCTGCTTCTTTGATATCACGGGGCTCTTGGAGACCATCATAGTAAAGAACTTTATTGATTCTACCAAACAAATCAATGCCTTTTTTATTCTCAATATATTCTTTACCGCCATTTACGGTAATATTATTGTCATAATTTAAACTATAATGTTTACCATAAGAGTCTGTGTCGCTGCCATAAGCATAAAGAACCGTAAAAACATCTTCGGCATTAATATACTTTGACAAATCAAGCATATTCTTGCCGAAAATAATTTCTTGAGATGCTTTAGAGGAATCATCAGCGAGCCAGTCAATGACTCTACCATATGTAGAGTCGCTCCTGATCTTAAGATAACCACCCCACTTGTCAATCATCGTGAGGAGAACAGACAATGGGTTCTGGTGATTCTCTGATTTTACGACGAAATCATTATCACTAAGTGCGGAGTTCGTTTTTACAGTGTTTGCGTTTACTTTCGTATCTCCATTTACGACTACATCGTTTACAGTTCTACTTGCAATAATACCAGAATGAATTTTTCGATTTTCGCTGCACTTATCATAGTAACCTTCATTGACGATCATGTCGAAGTGTTTCTTCAATGTTTGATCGGTATAAGTGTTATCATAGTCGTACGGCATCACCAAACCGTCGTTTAGAAATGCAAGCTCACCCTCACATACAACTTTCTTCTCGTTGTAGAAGTTAGCAGTATCATTAAGAACTCGACCCCTCCAAATCTCAGTATCATCATCATAGACCGTAATGATAGTCATCAATTTCTTCAGGTCATTGTATGCAACATTACTTTTAGGCATAGTAAACTCAAATTTGCCAGCCTTATTCTTTTCAAAAGTAATCTTAGGAGTAGAAAGAGTTAACTCTGGGCGTCCAGTATTCGGAGCATAGATACATTTTCCATCAGCGTAAACAGTATACATTTATAATGTTCCCCCAATGTAATCAATAGTCACGGTTCCAGTACCGCTAAATTTCAATACGTTATCACCTTTAGAAGTTTCAATTTTCGGAACAATGTTTAGACCGTCGTTCAGCGTATACGTATTACCGTTGAACACTACGGATAAAGAACTCGAATTAGAAACTTGAAAGGTTGGCACTACTGGTTCATCAAGACCAGTAAGAGTAACACTTTTAGAACCGCCACTTAACGTAAAATTATCATTATTTTTGGTTCTAATATCTTTCTTATACGGATAAACCTCGTAATCAATTACAATAGTAGAATTGTTTTTGCTAGAGGTCCATTTGTTTACACTGAAACGACCTTCATAGTAGTAATTCGGATCGTCTTCAAGAATTGCTTGCATTTTTCGGCCATGCAAATAATTAAGAATATTACTATAAATAATTTCCCAAGATTCATGGTCATTATCAACTGTGAAGTTCATCGAGCCGCTTCTATCCTTATAAGTGGGATGGCCCACCAGACTTTCAGTAAAATCCAGTGAGCCATTCCCGCCAGGAATATCAACGAATCTCGTGTTGACTTCAGGAGGCAGAAACAGAGGACGAGTATCAGGAATCAAATGCCAGTCCGTCCAAGTATTTTTGCTTCCAAAAGTAACCGAATGATACATTTAAATCCCCCGTTCTGCGTATCCTACAAGTTGTCCGAGACTTCCGTCAACGGAATCAATAATTTGTCCTACAAGTGCGCCAGTGTCGGTGACAAGTTTCATGTTTGTAATCGCTTCTCTTAGAGTATCAAATTTAGAACTAAGTTCATCGATAGCGTCGACCACGTCGTTATTGTTGATAGTTACATCACCAAGTTGATAGAGCTGATCGTCGAATGCTTTATTCAGGTTCAAATCTGCTGCCGTAGCCAATGCAGAGCCAACACTAGACTGAAGATTGCCAAGATCCACGACGGGTGTAATGGCCGGTTCATAGTCCAAACTATCATCAGCAAGAGCAGCCGTGGCATCAAGTGCTGTCGCAACAGCATCATAGACACCGCCACCGACGCCACTAGCAGCATTAGATACTAATGAAGCCGTACTATTAAGGCCATTCGCCAAACCCTCATTTACAAATTCAGCAAGCCCAGCCATGACAGTTGAAGGGGAATGGATACCAAGAACATTCTTGAAACTGTCCATTATCGTCGTAGCAACAGATTTAATCGCACTAGTAGCACTACCAATTGCACTAGAAATGCCAGATGTAATACCAGAAACAATATTGGAACCCGCTTCGGTAGCACCAGACTCAGAGTTACTCATAGTAGAAGTTATTTTGGTTGCAACACTCTTAACTGCACTAATAACAGACGATACATTACTAGTCAGACCTTCGGCAATACCGAGATCCATATACTCAGCAAGATCGGCCATAACAGTAGAAGGAGAATGAATGCCAAGAAAACTCTTGAAGGCATTTACGGCTTTAGATGCAACGTTCTTAACTGTAGACACAACAGTAGAAGCAGTATTCTTAACACCATTAGCCACTCCAGATACGATATTAGAGCCTGTTTCCACTGCACTAGACACTGCGCTCTTAAGTGTGCTAACAGCCGAAGATGCAGCACTCTTAGCGGAACTTAGAAGACTCGATGCAGCCGTTTTCATTTTAGAAGCAACGCCAGTTACCACTTGCCCGAGGCCCTTCCAAGAATCAGAAACTGCCGTCCAAGAATCCCCCGTGAATAGACCTTTAACAGCAGATATCGGATTACTAAGCTGTACCAAACTAGAGCCAATATTATATAGTCCACTCCTAATTGTCTGACCCTTTTCTTCAGCAGTATCAGCAGCCGTGCTAAGAGAATCTCTAATGGGGCTGGTTACATACTTATCAAGTGCGGCGCCAAGACCAACTGCTGCAACACCAATGCCAACTGGGCCCAATGTAGAAGCAACAGCTGTACCAATTCCAGTAAGGGATGTACCGGCTGTACCAGCAAGACTAGCTACTTTTGTACCAATTGTTCCTAAACCATTAGCGATAGTTGACACTATGCCACTAGAGCCAGAGAATGTTGTGGTTAGTTTGGTGCCAATAGAAGTTAATCCAGATGTCAGGGTAGATAACATGCCGCCAGATCCGGATGCCGACGATAGCAAATTCGAACCCCAGGAGGTAATTGTACTAATAATGCCCCCATTTTGACTTCCGCTAAACAGACTCTTAATGCCGCCAAGAAGTTTACTGCCGAGAGAAACGCCAATGTTCCACAAAGTGGATAGCAATCCACCATCGCCAATAAGATTAGAGAAAATAGACTTTAGAAGTTCAAGAATTCCACCAGAGCCTTCCAACTTGGTCTTTAAAGCGCTAAGTAATGTTTGACCAACAGTTGTGCCGCTTAGATCACCAACAAATTGGAATGTACCCGTAATGCCAGCAGCAACGTCTCCTTTGTAGAAACTCCAAATGGCAGTCGTGGCATCAGTTAAGACATCGGCACCGTCTTCATCAATGAACTGCTTGATGCCATTGGTGATACTAGTAACAGTATCTTCACCGATGTACTTTCCGAGGACTCCTGTTATTTTGCCACTAACTTTCTCAAGCGTACCAGAGATCTTAGAAATTGCGACAGTATTATCTGTATTATCCGCAATAACCGACGAAATATTCGAACCAAGAGCAACAAACCATTTAGGCCATTCCAGAGTGTCACCAATATCGTTCCAATCGTTTACAAAATCGGTCTTGGCGCTAAGGAGGTTCTGATAGGACTCCTCAAGTAGCTGGGCATACTCTAACTCTGTACCACCTTTTTCGAGGAATGCATTCTTATAATCTTCAGATTTGTAGTTATTATACTCTTTCTGCAGAACATTGACTTGCTGAAGAGCATTAATATACTTCTTAGCATAGTATTCGCTTTCGGTAAATTTCTTACTTTCAGCAATAGCCGTGTTACCATAAATCGCTTCAAGATACTGTTCTTCCGCATCAAGAGTCTTAGATTTAGATGTCAAAGAAGTAATATCATTCTCATAACCTTCAGTAAGCTTATCGTAAACAATCAGGTTAGTTTGCTTGAGCTCATCATTCAGACTATTCAGATCAATCTGAGCCTGAATCATGTCATTATAAGCTTGCTGAGCCTGCTTACTTTCCTCGCCGAACTGCTTGATCATCATATTATACTCAGCCTGATAGAAGTTCATCTTCTTGGTCTGAGCATCAATCTTCTTAGAGATCTTTGCAGTTTTCTTAGCATACAACTCTTGAGCATCAGCAGTGTCTTCATAGAGATTAGCCCAAAGTTCGTAATCCAAATCGGAAGCAGTCTCGCTAAGATCAAGTTTATCAATCTCTTTATTAAATGCTGTCTGGATGTTAGATGCTTTCTTCTCAATAATCTCTTCTGAGTTCATGCTATCAGTAATGCCACTAGTAAGACCTTCGACGTAGTACTCACCATTAGCATAACCGAGTTTTACGATGGCATTTTTAGTAGTTGACGAAGAAGTAGAACTAGAGGTGGCGGAAGAAGCAGCGCTAGAAATTCCAGAAGTAAGAGACTCTGTAAGACTGCTTATCCAATCATCAACATCTTCGCTATTTCCACTAAGTAGATTTGTAACGTCACTAACACCAAGAGTTTCGGCAACATCTGTAGCTAACCCACTTAATACACTTAAAGAATCGGTAACAGAATCAGCAAGATTACTGACACCGGTTTCAACAACACCAGAATTGTCATTGATACCATTAGCAAGACCCTGATCAACCATGTCGCCATATGCAAAAGCTTCAGCCGATGGAGAATGGATGCCAAGTTTATTCGCCAGAGTAGTAAGAATAATGCTTCCAAGAGCGTCGGTAGAGTCTGTAACAAGATTAGTATTATCGTTTATGCCATTTGCAAGACCCTGAACGAAGTATATGCCTGTTTTATAAGTCTCTTTAGAAGGAGAATTAATATCAAGCGATTGATCTACAGCTTCTTTCGATTTATCCCCAACGTCTTCTGCAGCATCAGATACAACATCAGAATTATCTGTAATTCCGTTCGCTAAACCTTGATCGAACGCTTCGCCAGAATTATAAGCTTCTTTTTCAATGTCTGATAACTTCTTCTTAATAATATTATCAGCCATATAATAAGTGCCATTTTCAGACTGTCCAACCCATTTACCAGGTCTACCGATTGTTTGTAAAGTAGTATCAAGAAGAACTCCAAATTCTTTAATACGTTCTTTTACAGTCTCAGCAAAAGTATCGTACTGTTTGGATTCAGTTGTGTATATGACATCATTTTCATCCTTAGCAAATGTCATGCCAGGGGTTAATGCACCAGTCTTCCAGAAACCAATTTCATTTGCTATATTTTCTTTCCATCCACTAAATGCTTCTTTCACAGCATTCATAAGATTCTCGACATTAAATGTTTCTTTAATGCCCTCGATTATAGCATTACCAATATCTTCGCCTTTTTGTACGAAGAATGGGGTCCAGGTTTCATCAAACTCCTCACCACATAAACTAAAGACAACACTAAGAATTGCATAGATAATCTTAACGAGAGATGTTGCTATAGATTCTGCATGGTTAGCAAGTGATATCAATAAAGCATCAATAACAGTAAGAACTGCTTCTGCAACATATGGAGCAGTATTGATTATAATCTTGCACATGGTGGTAATAAGTTCAGTTAATGCAAGACCAATTTCATCTGTAAAACCGCTAATTAGTAAGGAGACAACTGCAAGACCAGCAATACCAATAGCCATGTTTTTGATAGCTTTGCTAAGTTTTTCAAACAATGGCAAAATTGGTGTAATATACGGAGCAGCAAAATATAACGCTGTCAATGTAGCCGCAAGTAATCCAAGACCTACAACAACCGATACAATAACGGATACAACACCACTAGCAGTTACTTTGATAGATGATAACTTCTCAATAGCTGCTACAAATAACAAAATAGAAACAGGTACCGAAATCGCAATCAAAGCAACACTAGTCGCAAACTCTAGAAGACTCTTTGACAGCGTCCCAAGAGCAGGAGCTATAGTAGGAGCACTAAGAGCCATTACCATCAGTAAACCAGCTAAAGCAGTAACTGACAACTTTAAAGCATCAGCATCAATTTTCGATAGAACCTTTATCGGAATGACTAAAGCATTAAGTGCCACTGCCATCGCTAGAATTACAGTAGCTCCTTTTGCACCTTTTCCCATGACTCTAGCAGCAGCTCCAAGTGCAATAAGCATGGCTGCTACACCAGCGCCGCCTCTAATAAGATTGCTCCATGGAATAAGAGATAATACCACCACTGGAATAACTAACATGTCCAAGGCCAAAGCAAAAGCAATAATTGTAGCTGCTGCAGGTAAATCTTTTGTAGTAGCCTGGATCTTGCTAAATGATTTCATCAAATATGCCAAAGCTGCTGCAATTGCTCCAACGGCTACTGCTGCAGCGATTAATTTTTCAGTATCTACAAAAGACAAAGCAAATATAGATGCAGCTATAAGACCAACTGCAATACCGAAACTCTTAAGCATTTCAGCAAGAGCTTGCCATTTAGCAGCATCAGCAAATCCTTTTGCAGCCGTGCCAAAAGATTTCATCATACTAGCTAGAGCATCTGTGACGTTGGATAACGACTTAAATTGACCAACTAACGAAGTTATTGCTTTAACAAGATAATAAATTTCAGCAAGACCAATAATATTGAATAATGCCTCATCGCCACCAAGAAGATCTCTGATAGATTCTATCGCAGGTTTCAGAGTATTTGCAACGCTATTGTCTAGATTATCAAAAGCAGAAATCATATTACTTAAACCTGTTTTTATTAGATCAAACAAATTTAAGCTCTTAATATCAGATGCAGTATCTGCTAGGAAATCTGAAAACTTGGAAAGTTGAGAGAAAATGTTACTTAAAAATCCACTGTTTTCAGTACTACCAGTGATTCCATCTCTAATAGACTGAAAAATATAAGCAATGCCACCACCAATTGTCTCAAAGATACCACTTTGATTGACCGTTGTAATTAAAGCTGTAATCCAGCCAATTAATGTAGCAATGCCATTAATAGCGGTTTCCAAAATATCAGAGATAATATCTGTAACATCTGTTTTTCCAGTAATTGCAGAGAACAAGGATGTAAAAGCAGTACCAACTGTTTTAAACAAATTAACAATTGATGTTACAAGAGGCTTTAATGCAGCCTTGAGCTCAACAAACGCATTGCTAATATTAGTAATTGCCTGACTATTCTTAACCTTAATAAATACTGCATTAATTCCATCAAGTAATTTATTGATAACTTTAATAATTCCATCACCAATAGTCGATGTGTGTTCAATAGCGCCACTGAAACTATAGATAGATTCACTAGCTTCTCCTGCTATTACAGATACACCAAATATTGCTCTCTCAATTCCCGATACAATTGTAACAAACGCATTACCAACTGTTTTTGCTGTATTAGCAAATTTCTTTATAACTGTAGATTTGCTAATATAATCAATTACATTTGCCACACTTTTTGCAAAATTGTTAAATATGGTTACGAGCTTTGCTACGATTCCATAAAGTAATTGACCGACACTAGTAAATGCTCCTGTTTCAGAAACAGCGTCATTCATAGAGGATACTAGACTACCAATTAAATTAAAAACTGATAGTACAACTTCGCCAATGCCCTCAAAAGCTTCCGCGCCTTTTGCAGCAACTCTAATAAATGACACAAATATCTCTCCGACAGTTCTAATAACCGACAATATACCTTTAAAAGTATTCTTAAATTTGGAAACTACATCATCACTAGCAATTAGACTCTCAGTAAATTCATTTACTCTCTCGATAACATTGTAAATATTCTCTGAAGTAACTGCGGGAAATACATCAGAAACAGCATCCTTAAATGCCTCGACTACTTTGCATGCTGCATCAAATGAATTCTGAATGGAATCGAGAAGAAGAGTCCTACCGCTTTTTCTATTAAGTTTATCGACGAGTTCAGAAAGAGAAGAAGATGTATCATCAATATTAGTTGCAAAATCTTTTAATGCCTCGGATTCTTCATCCGTTGAATTAAGAAGTTCTACGACATAATTAGTGAATAAATCACTGGTTAACCAGCCATCCTTCAGAGACTTTTCAAAAGTTCCATATTGACTAATAAGATCGTCAATTGCTACGCCACTCTCTTTGGCATATGCAATAATCCCATTTTGAAGATCTTCAGTAATGTCAAGTCCTTCGGTTAACCCGACCCAATCATCCTTAGTAACAAACTCTGCAGAGTTATCAAGAGCTCCTTCAAGAAGTTTATTTCGAGCTTCGCCACTTGCGACGAATACACTATACAATGTCTCCGATAGGTTGGACCATAACTTCTTTGCCTCTTCGTAATCACCGAAGATTATTTCAAAAGTATTCATCCAACCAGAACTAACCGCTTCTTTAACATACGCAATTGCTTCAGACAGTGTCTTCGTTTCCTGACCTGCCTTGAATGCTTTCATACTAAGTTCCATGGAGCTATCAGACAGTGTGTCCATAATGGTCTTAGTATCCGCTGCGGAACGGCCTAGTTCTTCAGAAAGTTCTTCAATGCTCTTGGTTCCATCTTTATAAGCTTCAACGAGACTGATCATTTCACTAGTCGTATCAACATTAACCAGATCCATAGCACCATAAAGAGCTTCTGAGAATCTACCATATTCATTAAGTGATTTCAAAAGAACATCAGAACTAAACCAGCCTTCAGATAAAGCGCTATTAAAATTAGTTGCAGAAACAGCCGTACCTTTTGCAACTGTCGCATAGCCACTGGTAGTCTTTTTAAGTGTACCAAGTTCTACGGCAGTATCGATAACTGTCTGCTTGAACTCAGTGGTAGCCATGTTCGCATTCTCAATCGACTTCCAGTCAATAAGTTTTACAGAACCAACCGATATTGCTTGAGCTAAATTATACATCGCAGCACTCGCCTGATTAACATTTGCACCAGAAAGAGCTGCCCAGTTAGCAATACCCTGCATAGCGGTAACAGCAGTACCCAATTCTACACTATTCGAAGTGAATTTACCAATGTTACTAACCATGTCAAGGAAGTTATAAGAAGTTTCGTCGGTATACCAGTTCAGTTTATCAAGCTGTTCGTTAACTTCCTCCATCGACTTACCGGTGGAGTTCATAATAGTTTGAACAGATGAGGTCTTTTGCTCATACTTAGACCAGCCAGCAGAAATCTGATCAATCGTCAAACTACTAACTAACTTTTGTGCTGTGCTCTCGATCTGGGAACCGATGTTCATGAGAGCACCGATAGCTACTGCCTCTAGAGCAGAAAACTTGCTAGATGTCTTTTCGATTCCACCATTCAACTCATCAAAAGATAGATCGTCGATAGAATCTTCAAGTTTACCAAACCCCTTGACTGCCCCTTCGAAGTTCAACTTCTCTTTGAGTTTCTCAAGGGTACTCATGGTTTCTTTAGCATTTTTCTCAAATTTCGCATTGTCAAATGACATTTCAACAACGCGTTCGTCTACATTCTTACTCAAGCATCAGTAACCCCCTTCCATATCTCATCCGCTATTTTATCAAATATTGGTTGAATGGCAGGGGTAATATAATTTCTACCCACAACATAACCGCCATTACCAGTGCCGTGACCATATTCCAGCATGACGGCTATATTGACGCCGTTCTGAATATTAGAGTTATTCCAATAAATAGCCACGCTATCTTTGGTCTTTTCAATAGTGTAATACCAAGACGCCGCAGTTAGACCAGTTCGTTTTGGAGTAGCCTCAGCCAAAGCATCAACACCCATTTGTCCGAATTCATCTAGTCTTGAGTATAAATCTTTATGAGTAAGCTTCTTAAGAAATGTTTCAGTTTTCTTAAAGTTACCCTTTTGTTTAAATGTAACCATTATATCACCTTACTTAAGATTATTAAGTTTGGCTTTAGTAATGATCGACTTATAGTCTTTGTAAGAAATGTCACAATCCAGATTTGTGATGCCCTTGATACAGAAGGAATTTGTACTATCATGCTGCCAGATGCCATTAGGGACATCATTAGTATCCTTACTAACATACGCAGCTTCCCACTTATCGTAAGCACTAAGTTCGGACAAGTTTGTATAATTCAAGAAGAAACTTCTACTAGCATAAGCCATGGCATAATAGCCAGCAGCTTCAACGGTTTCAAGAGCCGCTTTGAAAAGTTCAGTATTCTTGGCTTTTCCGCAATTCTTGTTGAACTTCTCAAATTCTACATCATAAATCACAGGATACTCAATTTTATAGTCTTTGATAAAATCGAGTGTTTGTTGCATAGTGATCTTAGCAGCATCGGCACTATGATCGTAACTATACACATACACACCACATGGAATTCCAAGTCTATTGCACTCTGCAAGATTGTAAGCAGCAGCCTTGTCTTTAACTAAGCCACCTTTTCCGCTTTGCAGACTATGTCCTGCTCGGATAATGACAAAACCATCATATTTATCATTGTTGATTCGTTTGAGTTCGGATTTAATAGTCTCCCAATCGAGACTTCCTTGCCAACTGCTAACGTCAATACCTTTAATTTCCATATACTAATCACCCCGTTGTGTTTAGTTGCGCCCTTCGTTGAGCATTCAACGCCGCATTCCTTCGCATAATATCGCCTTTCTTCATTTTTTTCGGAGGCGCACTTTTTACACTGCATACCTCTATTAGCTTGAATAGGCGGTTTAGATGCCATTTTTGGCATTCAAAAGGTATGTTTAAGGAGATCATATAATAATAGATGACCTCTGCAGTTATTATTTCTCTACTTCTTCCTTTAGTTTGATTCCTATGATTTACAGTTGTGGCTGTCATAGGAGCTGCCATATAGTCTTTTATTGCTTTAATATTATTTGTCGTTAGGTTGTAATAGATTTTAGGGTCAACATTCTTTGTAATAGTCATACAACGGATGTAGTCAACAGTTTCCTCATAAGTCTTTTCGGACGTTAGGAACGGTTTGCACCATTTTGACTCCCATTTTGAAAGAGATACGAGAGAATGCTCAAGAGCTATTGTCTTATCTTCAGTTTTGTTAAATGTCATCGTTCTCTCGTCAAAACTCTCTGAACCTGGAATAGTAATCTCAAGCATTCTCTTCGTTCCCCATTACTTTCAAATTAAGTGTTCGCTACCTGAAGTGCAGGCTTATTGTCGGTTTTAGGCATAATACCTTCAACAAACTCGCTAGCCTTATCTGCATCAGTTGCAAGCTCCATAAAGATGATGCTATATGCTTCAGTCTGAGAGAACTCTTCACGAACAGTATCATTCTTAATGAACCGGCGGCCATCTTCGGACTTCTTACCATAGGCAGCAAGGATGAGATCCTTAAATACCTTAATAATCTGAGCCTGATCTTTTGCCTTGACAATACGGTCAAGCATGGCAGTCAGACCGCCATCATGCGACAGTTCCATCTCGGAAACTTCGGCTTTGGTCAGATTAAAGTAAAAGTCCTCAGTGCGCTCGACACCATTATAGTCAGTATAAGTAATAGTACGTTTCAGCATAAAGCTTTCTCCTTTCAATAAAAAAAAAAAAAGAAAGGGGTCGCCAGCCTAACTGAATACGACCCCCATAATAGAACTTAGGTTTAAATTAATTACTTATTATCAGCGAAGATGGCGATGATCTCGTCCGGAGTGGGCAGAGTGGGTTCAGCATCATCCGAGCCATACAGTTTTGCCTCCAAAGTGGCCAGCTTGGTAGCATCAACCTTAGTGGAGTCAATCGTAATAGTGGAAGTAGCCTTATGACCAGTAACATTTACCGGGGTAGAATCAATCTCCCAAGAGAAAGTGATCGCATCCGGAGAATCATTAATAGACTCATAAGACTTCTCCGACGGCGAAGCGGTACAGCCATAGACCAGATGAATCTTATAGCCATCGTCAGACTCCGTAGCAGTATCATTGCCAATCTGAGTAACCCAGCTAAAGCCGAAGCCCTTGCGCTTCTGCTGACCAATGTATACACCGTCAGCAACAGCGACACTGCCATCGCACTCAGCAAACTCATCAGGGTAAGTGTAAGCCTCAATGGTACCCTTCCAGTTCTCAGCCGAACGGATCGAAGCATACTTGATATCATCTGCATAGAAATCATTAGCCTCGGCACCTTCGGGACTCTCGCTGACCGACGTCAGACCATTCCACACAACGCCAGTAGTGTATGCAGCCGAGTCATCCTGAATGTACAGAACACCCTTGGAAACACCAGTCTCATAGAAACGCTCGCCAGACTTATCCCAAACCAATTTAGACATATGTTGTCCTCCTTAATAATACAATGTAAAAACGTTGTGATACAGATTATCGCTTATATAGGATGCATTAAACGAGCACATCGGGAGCTCCGCGATCTTATCAGGAAACTCACTCTCCGGATCAGAATCAATAACCATAACACTATAAACATTCATCTTGCGGTATGCACTGTTATCCGCTTGAAGTTTATTAATATTGGTTCTTCGATAAATGATACATGGATAGTTGAGTTTCTGATTTTCAGGCGGATTAAAGTATACATTTGAAGAGCCGAGAATATCTCTGAGCTTAGCACTCAGTTCAAGTCTAGTTCCCATTGTATACACCCCCAACGCTCAATTTAATTCGTGGATACTCGATATCAGCACTTGTGATTTTCCACTTAGTGCCTAAATATTCGAGATATCTCATAGAACCCAAATTCTCCAAAGCAAACTTATCGGCGATAATACTGAATGTGTTATTAATGGTAACACTATCGTTTGAAGTATTACTATTCGAATCCCACCGACGAATATTTGTGAGAATATCGCCAGCGTACTTGCGAGTAGTAGTTACTTCTCGGTATACATCAGGGGTCGTTTCGACGGTGCTGATGAAACCGATGTCACCGTAAAACTTTGCCATTGTGAATTTTACCCCCTATTTTGAAATTACTCGGCGACCTCAGTCTCCAGAGCAATCGCACTGTACGGAACGATCAGAGCACCCGAGCAACGAGTTTCGATCAGGTACTTCTGCTGGTTGTAGTCAATGTCGAAGTCATCGAACATGTTGACTGCACCACCCTTATCAGCACCGATGGTATAGTCAGCCAGATTGACGATCAGACCCAGCAGCTTCATAGTCTTGCTGGTCTCAGAATCCTCACGAGTCTGATTCTCCATAACGGGAACAGTTACGATCTTATTAACACGCAGAGCAGTAGCCAGCTTATCGACAGACTCATAGATAACGCGGCCATTCAGATCCTCCAGCAGCAGGAGGTCAGTCAGGACATCTTCAGTAGTGAACAGAGTCGGATTGCCAGAACCCTTATAGTCCTTGCGAGCCTTCACTGCAGCGCGAACGAATGCCTTAGCCTTCTGATCGTCAGTAGCATTCTCAGCATAGGTAACATTGGCCTTGATGGTGAACAGAGCTTCATCTTTCCAGATCGGACGGATATGATCCTCGGGGATCTTGTCATCGCTCGAAGCCAGGCGGCCATCGCCAATCAGGACAGCACGAGCAATTTCCTCATCCAGCATTACCCGCATCTCGCCCTTAAGCCAAGCGATAACGTCGAAATCGGTGATGTCCACAACGTCGTCACGATCCATCTTCTGCTTCTTGTAAACGGTCGTAGGAGCAGTCGAACGCTTCAGCAGACCGAAGAACTCTTCCTTCTTCATCTTACCCTTGATGTAACCCTTTGCACGAGCCTCATCCTCAGTCAGGTCTGCAAACATCGACTTAATGCGACTAAACGGAGTGTGCTTCACGCCATTCATAACAGTACCAACCCAGCCGGTATCACGCTTAATAAATGCCGGGGGAGTATTCAGCACATGATCTTCCGGATACAGGTACTCAACATCATTGATACCATGCTGGAGTGCGCTCTCCTTCATGCTGCCATAACGCTTTGCATCGGTGATAACCTCCATCATAGCGTCGTGACTAAGAGTCTCCTCAGGAACATCGTTCTCAAATACATTATGCTTCACGTCATTGTCCTCCTCGTCAGAACCTTTTTCTTCAAGAGCTTCAGCGATCAATGCATACATCACGTTCTTCTGCTCTTCGGTCATACTGTTAACAACATCGCCAACAGTCTTCTCATTGGTATTATCAGCCATATTTTCCTCCTTATTACCATCTGAATGCTCGATGGTATTCTCTTCCTCGGATTTATCAGCATGAACAATCTCAATGTCGCAATCACCGGAGTAGATAATAGCTTCTTCCGTAGATTCCTCACCAGAATGTTCAAGAACTGCTTCAATTACAGCACCAGGATTCGCGCCAGCCAGTACAACACTGACTTCACGAATAGTACCATGCAGAACATCACTACCAACTTGCTTAAGCTGGTTTGCATAAATGGAAAGACTTGCAATATCGCCATGTTCAATAAGTGCCTTTACATTTCGTGCCTTAGGAGTGTCATTCAGAGTGCAATATGCATAGACACCGTCATCTCGATTCTCCAGATCGGCATGACCAATTACATTTTCAGGTTCGTCATGCTTATGGTTCCAGACAAGAGAAACGCGAGTACCATCTTGATCTCTAAATGCATTCCTACGAATTGTTCGGCCATCAGAACAGCGCAAATCATTCTTAGTAGCCCAGCCGCTAAAAGTATAATCAGCCCCCATTTTGAATCGCCTCCTTATTCTTCATCTTTAAACCCATAGGTCTCTTTATTTTGTATTTGTTCGTCAGATTGATTAAGGTTCTTGTTTCTAAGTTCATCAGCAGAAGGATCGGCAGACGGTTTCATACCAACAATCTGACGGATCTCATTACCAGTAAGAATTTCATTACGAGTAAACGTATCTGCAATGTCTGCAAGTTTAGATACAGGAACAAGCTTAAACGGATCTCTATAGAACTGAATTGATTGTTTTTGGCTTCTAGCAGTCTTTGTTAAGAACTTACGTCTAAACTCCTCAGCAACAGCAGAAAGAAATACTTCAATAGTACGATCGTAATAATTTTGCATTACTTCCTCAGATGCTGAGCCATTCAGAATTTCTTCCGTGATGCCAAGCTGCGAGTAACCAAGTTTCGTAAGATACTCGACCTGAGACATAATGTTATTATCGAGACTTCTATTAAGTTGAGTAACCTTTTCGGTCGAATCTACATATGCGATACCATACTTCGATCCCGCTAGTTGCATCTCGATGTCTTTACGACGCTCTTCTGCTTGCTTTCTTCGAGCCTCTGTCTTAACAATGTATGGAAGGGAAATGAGAAGATCAAGTTTTCCAGCACCAGACTGTTCATCAACTTGATCGAGAATACTGAGTTTGCGAGTAAGGCGTTTAAATGTGGAATTAGGAGCATTCATTACTGCATAGAACGGATTTTCAATAAGAGCAGTTGTAGATTTGGAGACGACAATATCTTCCTTGCTGCCTGTATTCTCATTATATAACCGAACTTTAACATAATGCGGCATCCATTCTAGAACTTTGCCGACTCGCATTTCCAGAATTTCATAAGAACCAGTACTTGGATTGATGGATGTATCGGTAGGAACTACTGCTGCAACACCTTCATCAATCATCGTCATGATTACATCCTGAACAAATGCCCGACCCGTCTGATCTCGATTCGCCTCAACAGACAAACAATTATTCAATCCCGAGTTGATTTCACTAACAAATCGTCCATTATCATCGAGACGAACATGCCGAATATCAACTTTTGCGCAGTCAGTAGCGATACGATTGTAGATTGGAGTAATAATTGTTTGCTCATTGCCATAATTTAATCGAAGACGGTCGGGTCGAACAGTTGTCATTTGCTCATTATATACATAACGAATTTGCTGTTCTTCATTTCCTTTAAATGCATTCCAGGCGTGCTGAAGCTTTGTTGAAAGACTTGGCATCAGTTAACACCTCGTATATATTACTTACTTTTCTTGAGTTTCTTTTCAAGCCAAGATTTTGCACTACTAACCTTATTCTCAATTTTACCGAGAGGAGTTTTTGCATATGCAGATGCATATGATTTAGCTTGCTGTCTATAATAACTAGCTCTAACGGTCTTTTCATGAGCATCCCTAGTATACTCAACCGCAGCACTTTTATCGTTATTAACTTTCAACTCATAGTCACTATTAATAGCACTTTTAGAGGCCCATTTATCTAATTGGGCAGCCGATGATTCATTCTGTTTCATCTTTTCTCTATCAGTTAATCCCGATTTATCTTTAATCGATGTTACAGTATTTTTCACAGCATTAGTAACTTTTGTAATGGTAGTATCTTCTTTTTTGGTCCGATCATCGACGTTTTTGTTATAAGTATAAGTTTTCGTAGTTCCAGTTAAATTATTAGATTTTGTAGTAGTTGATTTGAGATTTTTAGTACCTTTATCTTCGTCATACACATAATACCATTTTCCATTTTTCTGGTATTTCTCGATATACTTATGGCTATGCATAAGTTCGGAACCATCACTCATGTGACAAATATAACCAATGGGTACATTCTGATTCCAATAATTAGACAAAAATATCGCCTCCTGTTAGATTTCAGAAACTTTGAGATCTCTCATCTTACTCTCAATGCTAGCAATCTTTTGAGAATACTTTTCTATCTTATAGTTTTCTTTAGCAACCTTGGCGTCATACTTTTCGAGCTTGCGAACAACTTTATCGATTTTATACTGATACTTAGTATTCTTATCGATAGCTCTGCGATCAAGCCAACTTGGTTGCACTGCCTGATACATCATCCGAGATTGTGCTCGTTGAGCTCTAGCTTTATACCGAGACTGTTTCTCCTCTAACTTTTCTTGTTTATACGTAAGTTTCGCGGTTTTACGCCTCTTATAATCAGTATCAGTCATTTTAGAAATTTTTGCCTGGCTTTTTTCAATTTTTCCAGAATATTTTTCGGACGCATTTTCAAGAGATGCATATCGTTTTTTACCGGCATCAGTAAGCGTTCCATCTTCGTTTTGATAGCGTCTAACACCCCACTTTTGGCCGAGGATGCCATAATGAATGAGTTCAGTGCCATCACTCATATAACAAATATACTCCATGACCACCACCTCCTTTTTTTTTTTAAGCAGTATCAACGCTTTTATTCTTATATGCAATTTTGCCAGAACCCCAGACACCGTTCTTAATTTGTTGCATGTCATAGCCTCTGTCAGCCAGCGCAGTATAAACTCCAACATCTCCGCGTTTGGCAACATATTGCACAACACGACCAGATGGCGTTTGGACATCACCAACATTCTTATTCATTAACTCAGCAAGTTTTTTATTGTATGCATTTACATAAGTCATGCTAAGCTTGCCGGATGCATTTCGCATTGGTGTTGTGGGATTCAGTTCATTTTTAAGATAAGAAGAGAGCTCAGCCTTCGACTTTTTGTAAGTCTCTTTATAGACTTTCTGCTCATTCTTCTTCACCCATTTCATATCTTGTTTTTGTAAATGTTTCCTACCAGCTTCAGTAAGTGTTCCATCTTCGTTTTGATAACGTCTAACACCCCACTTTTGGCCGAGGATGCCATGATGTGCGAGTTCTGCCATATGGTTATCCTCCTTAATCAAATGCTTCTCTATTGCGTTTGAAAGCTACATATGCGTCGAGCATGGCAGCGACGTTATCAATCTTTTGTGAATGTCTCTCTTTAAGCAGTTTGCGATTACCATTAGTATCTTCCAAAGCTATGCAGTTACCCATTGCAAATGTCATAAGTTCTTCATCGAATAATAGCATCCTACTCTCAGCAAGTTTCCTTAATTCGCCAAGAGGAACAGACTCTGTTTTAGCGCCCTGAATAACCTTCTCAATGCCAAAAGGTCCATTCTCTCGTCCCCATCTCTCAACAAATTCTTGAGCATTATAAGGGTCATATCCGAAGCATCTAACATCGTATCCTGCATCAGTAATAAATGCATCGAGGTCGTCATATACCTGCATCATGTCCAGAACAGTCCCCTCCATGATTATTAACGAACCTTCACGTATGAATTCTTCGTATTTAATTCTCATGGCTTGAGTAAGTCTGGATAGTGTCAAAGATGTTATGTAACTCCTGGTCTTAACGCCAAAAGACCCATCACTAATCGGGAATAAGAATGTAAATGCACAGAAGTCATCACCTCTAGAAAGGTCAGCACCCATAGCACAGGGCATCTGCCAGAATGTTCTGCGTCTATGGGGAAGTGTCTGCTCATACGTAAAGAAGTATGTATAACCTTCTGTAGGAATGCCGAAACGTTTTGCAAGGGTATCATTTCTAGTAGCAGGAGCTTTTTCAGCACGTTCGACTTCCAGCTGATACGTCTCATAACTAACTGTCTTTCCTAAGTTAGGATTTGCTTTAATCCACATTTCTGGATGAGCTACTTCCTCAACTGAGTCAAGTTTGTAATACCAAATAGAGACATGCGGGTTAACATACTCTCCTTTTAGAATAGACATTAGCTCCATTTTGATTGTATCACCAGAACCATTTCGAACTGTGCCTTCAGAGCTGGTTGCTACGATAAGATAATCATCAACTTTGGATGCACCTTGCTCAATTGCGCCAATAGGATCTTCTCTAAGATCACCAGAAAGCCATTCGTCGACAGTTGCTACTTTGCATCTAAGACCCTGAAGTTTATTGATGCTAAGCGGTCTAGCTTCGAGCAGAGAACCAGTTAAAAAGTTCTCGACACCTTTCTTAGTAGATGCTAATTTCTGTCTATCGGCTTTGGAACCTGTGGTATTCTGCAAAGAGCCTTCCGTTAAGAATTTAAACAATGGTCCGCGAGCTCTAGTAATAGAAGTTCTGATAGGAGACAATACTTCTTCAGCTAATTTCATTGTTGGTGCAACAGTAATTTGATGAGTCGTAGAAGTGTCAACATTCAAGAAATACGATTGTAAACAAGAATCATACATAGACTTTGATGCTCCACGACCGACAATAAGATACTGTTTATTAACCAATCTTTTCTTTATTAGCTTACGAACAAATCGACCACCACTACCTGAAGGATCTGGTTCCCAAACACTACGCTCCGCAAAGTAATACCACCCAAATATCTCTTCGGCCCATAACTTAAATGAGTCGAGCATGACGAGATCTGTGCCGTCTGTAAGAGTCAGTTCGTTTTCGCAATAAGCAATAAATCCATTAATAGCTTGGTCATCATACCAAATTCCTGGATTAGCAATGAGAGAATCAATACGATTCATCTCCATCTCGATCTCTTTGTTAACAGGGATTTCACCTCGTAAAACGGCATCCCTAAATTGTCCATAATAGATCGGAGTTGCAGTGTTTGATAATGACATTGTTACTTATCCTTATCTTTCTTCTTATCCGACTCAGTAGTAATACCCATAGATTGAAACATAGTCTTAACCAAAGCTTTGCTACCTTGATTAATAAGTTCGTTCATGATTGAGTCAACAGCTTTACTACCATACTTACTTACAAAAGATTTAGTTTTTGTTGGAGTAGGATTTAACTCACTATAGAGCCTTTTGTACTGAGACTCAAGTTGCATTCGATTAATAGCATCCCTGATCTCAGACTCAGACATTTCTTTAACAGACTTAGTTACCTGCTGTTTTGGTTGTTCAACTTTACTTGCAGTCTGCTTCTTTTTAATGACTGTCTTACTTTCTGTTACTTTTGTGGCAGTTTTAGCAGTTTTAGACAATGGATCGCCAACTCCATAGTGTTTTCTACCTGCATCTGTAAGACTTCCATCCGCGTTTTGGTACTTGCGCACGCCCCATTTCATTCCAGAAACGCCATGGTGAATCAATACACCTCGCACCTATATCACCTCCTAATATTCACTAATTAAGCAGTTACGGCGGTTCTGCTCCTCCGGTAGTGATCTCTTGAGCTGTATGGGGATCAACTTCGAAATTGATACGCCACTCCAGTTCTTTAATTTGCTCTTGAATAGCAGTAGAGATCCCAGAAGAAGTAGGAGGATCAAACAGCATTCTTACTCTAAGACAAACATAGCTCTTAACTGTGTCAAGATCATACTTTTCGGGAATGAGTTCAGTCCAGGTAGAACTATTATCATTAACACGAGTAATACCAGTCTCAACACCTAACTGACGAAGGATGGTAAGTACAGAATTAAGTGCTGTAGTGATGTCAATATCGAATGCTGTATTTTCAGGATCAATGCCGATTGTCTTCTTGACTGTGTCGAGAATACTATCTGTCAATGTGCAGCACCTCCTATTTTCCAAGGGCATGTATCGTTCGGAGTTCGTTCAATATAAGCATTATTTCTTAGCTCAACGTTTCCATATGTTATAGCCCTATGTGTCGGATCTGAAATTGTGATCAAATATTTTGGGTTCAGAAGAAACTCACTTGCTTCCTCTAAGTCTTCCATTTCTATCGGAACCATATGGTGAACAATCGTAGTTCCAAATATCGGATGATCTGGATGCGCCAAATCGCAGCCATTATCTCTGATGATTACTTCTCTGCGAACTCTCTTCCATTCTGTTGAACGATAGAATTGCTGATTAAAGACTCGCATGAATCCGAATTTATCTTCTCCGATTTCTCCAGCAAGTTTTAAGTATTCAAATCGCTCTTCGAACGTTGGAAGTTGAATAAGCTCATCATACGTACGGATAATCCGGTTGAGGTTCATCATTATGCCCACCATAAAGTTTCATTGCAGCAATAGCGTCTGCATAAAGTTCCTCTGTATGTTTGGAAGTTCTGATAGCTTCGGCTTTTGCTTCGAGAAGTTCGTTCTCTTTCTTAAGTTTTTCGCGTTCGAGTCGTTCTCTCATGCAGCCAAGCTTAAGATAGTGAGTAATTACCTGAGAAGAAGCTGTTCCTTCTTCGAGTTGTTTTTCGGCCAAGTTAATAGCAAGGTCGATCAACTGATTCTCTCTGGCTTCTGGAGTCAGGGCGGGACGGTTTGCCATTGCAAAGTTGGCCTCCTATTCTTTAAGATTTGTTTGTAAATATCATCCGAGCTAATTTAGACGGTATAATGACCCGCGGGCTAATGAGAATGTGTTGCGCAGCAGAGTAAGGGTTGAAAGGAGAAAGGAGGTAAGAACCGTGGAAAGCACACAACTGATCATTATACCGTCGAAATTAGCCCGGAAAATATCAATGAAAATATCCACCGGGGCTTTTTTGAAG